CAACACCAACAGAGAAAAACATAGAGCCGAATAGATAGAGAGAGATAGACACAATACAATAGATAAATACCATAGAGGAACTATAAAGGGATAAACAATAATTAAATCGTTTCAAAGGATTGATTCAGGGGTTAGATATGGGATTGATTCAGGGGTTCAATAATGGGGTAAATATAGGTCTATCCCTCGCTTATTTATCTCACTCCCAAAACCCCCAAAAATACTATAATTATTTAACATAATATACCAATCAATAATTATTCTATTAAATACAGTTAAACTCCCACGCCATAAGGGTTTAAGGTGCTATATACATCACTAAAACACCTAAAAAGACTTCCAATAATCAGGTTGTTATGTTAAGTATGGGGTAGGGAGGCTCATTGCCTTAGGGATAGGAGCGTACTACCTCCCTAACACAAAAAACGAAGTTTCAAAAAACACTACCAATAATCCGATATTATGTTAAGTTTTATGGTATAATACTTACTATTATTTAAAAGGTTGTATTGTGAGCAAAAAACCCAATAATCCCGCTATGAAGAAGGGAATGGTTTCTCTAAATCCAGCAGGTAGACCTAAAGGATCGGTTAATAAGTTTACCGCCCTCGCAAGAGAGCTGATGTCGGATAAGAGTCCTGAAATAGTGGAAAAGGTGATTTCAAAGGCTTTAGAAGGCGATGTTCATTGCTTAAAGATGTGTTTGGACAGAATACTACCTGTACACAAGGCTGTAGATCCAAATCGTGCTAAAAACGACTCACAGGTGATTATTAATGTATCAAGTATAGAATCAATTCAAAAACAGATTGGAGATACGCCAAAAGAGAAGTTGGTTAATCCTAAAGAGAGGAATGATGAGGAAACTATAGTAAATGTAGCTAGAAATGTCTGAATTAAACATTGATCTACACCCAGCACAGTTAGAGATATTCAATTCTGATAAGAGATTTAAGATAGTTGCTGCTGGTAGACGATTTGGAAAGTCTTATTTGTCTGCCTGGTTATTGTTGATTAATGCTATACAAGCTGATAGTAAAGATGTATTCTATATTGCTCCTACCTTTCAACAAGCGAAAGATATTATGTGGGGTATGCTAAAGGAATTAGGTCGAGATTTAATTTCTGCTGCCCATGAGAATACTGCTGTATTGACATTGATAAATGGTCGTAAGATATACCTCAAGGGATCTGACCGACCTGAAACTCTGAGAGGCGTAGGATTGGCTTATGTCGTGCTCGATGAATATGCTTCTATGAAGCCTGTTGTATGGGAACAGATTATTCGCCCTACTCTTGCTGATGTTCGTGGTGGTGCTTTGTTTATAGGAACACCTTCTGGAAAGAATCATTTCTTTGATTTATACCAGGATGCCTTTGAAGATGATGATTGGGATGCTTTTCAATATACTTCTGTTGATAATCCCTTTTTACCTGCTGATGAAGTAGAGGCTGCGAAGAAAACAATGTCCTCTATGTCATTTAGGCAAGAATTTGAGGCTTCGTTTGAAACATTCTCTGGTGGAATCTTTAAAGAGGAATGGTTTAAGGTTGATGAAGAACCAGAAGAAGGGAGTTATGTAATTGCTATTGATCCTGCTGGTTTTGAGGAAATAGAGAAAGAACGGAATTTAAAACGATCACGATTAGACGAAACTGCTATTGCGATTGTTAAAATAGATAGAGATAAGTGGTGGGTGAAGGATATACTCCACGGCAGATGGAATATTAAAGCAACTGCTAAAAAAATTCTTCAAAGTGCAATAAAAGTAGAGTCTGCTACAGTTGGAATTGAAACAGGTTCTCTAAAAAACGCAATTCTTCCTTATTTGGAAGATGAAATGAGAACAGAAGGTAGATGGGTAACTATTGTAGAGTTACGACATGGTGGCAAGAAGAAAACTGAAAGAATTACATGGTCGTTACAAGGAAGAATGGAACATGGGCAGATAACCTTCAACCCAGATAGGGATTGGAGGGATTTCAAATCACAACTGCTGGATTTTCCTAACCACTTGGCACACGATGATCTTTTAGATGCTCTTAGTTATATTGACCAAGTAAGTGTGGCTGATTTCGCCCACTCAATCGAATTAGATGATGAATGGAGTCCAATAGACAATGTTGCTGGATATTAAACAGTTTAATGATCTAACAGAAGAAGAATTTAATAAATTAGTTGAATTTAGTAATAATCAAGATAATTTACAGGAACGCTATATCGTTGCCTGTCAGATTATATCGAATTTAACAGATGAAATAGATCCAGATTTCGGGGATGATGAATCGGTAGATTTAACGATTTGTAAGTTATTAATGGATGGATTAATTGAGGTTGAACCAATAAGTAGGATATTACACTAAATATGAATACAGAAAATAAGTATCAAGCACTAGCAAGTTGGTTAAATTATCGACTTGAGGGTTGGAGAAACCATAGAAACATCAATTATATTCCCATGTGGGATGAATATTACAGATTATGGCGTGGTATTTGGTCTGCTGAAGATAAAACCAGGCAAATGGAAAGATCCAGGCTTATTGCTCCAGCTTTACAACAAGCAGTAGAGTCCTCTGTAGCTGAACTAGAAGAAGCAACATTTGGGCGAGGCAAGTGGTTCGACATCAAAGATGATATGCTTGATGAAGATCCAAGCGATGTTGAGTATGTACGCAATCTCCTACAAGAAGATTTGGAAAAAACTGGTGTAAAAGACGCTATTTGTGAGGTTTTCCTTAATGGTGCTATCTATGGAACAGGTGTTGGAAAGATTGTAGTCAAACAAACCATTGAAAGAGCACCCTCTGAAGAACAAATTGAAGGAACAATGGCTACTACACGCACAATAGTCGAATATCCATCCATAGATGTTCATGTTGAGCCGATTTCACCTAAAGAATTTCTTATTGATCCATCTGCGAACTCAATTAATGATGCTCTTGGGGTTGCTCACGAAGTAATTAAGCCTAGATACCATGTAGTTGAGGGTATTCGCTCTGGAATTTACAGAGATGTACCTCTTGATGGTGATTATGACACAGTTAAATTTGGATATGATCCAGAAACCAAACAAGCAGACGAATCTGACTCCGTAAAGATTTGTGAATATTGGGGAAAAGTTCCTAAACGCTTTCTTAAAGCAAATGCTGACAAAGATGACTTTGAATACAGTAAAAAAGACAAAGATGAATTAGTAGAGGCTGTTGTTACAATGTGTAATGACGAACATATCCTTAGAGTAGAGGAAAACGCCTTTATGATGGTTGATAGACCCTTTATTTCCTACCAACACGACATTGTACCCAATAAATTTTGGGGTAGAGGTGTGTGTGAGAAGGGATATAATCCTCAAAAGGCACTAGATGCTGAAATGAGGGCAAGAATTGACTCTCTGGCTTTAACAACTACACCTATGATGGCAGCAGATGCCACTAGATTGCCAAGAGGAGTAAAGTTCGAGGTGCGAGCTGGTAAAACTGTCCTGACCAATGGTTCTCCAAGAGAGGCTATCATGCCTTTAGACATGGGTACAACAGATCCCAATACATTCAATCAGGTCGCATCTCTCCAAAACATGATTCAGATGGGTACAGGTAGTGCTGACCAGGCTCAAGCTGGAAGTGAAACAGCTAGTGGTATGTCAATGTTACAAAGTGCAGCAATTAAACGACAAAAGCGTACTTTAATGAATTTTCAAAACACTTTCCTTATTCCTTTAATTAATAAAGCTATGTGGAGGAAGATACAGTTCGATGTTGAACGCTATCCTGTGAGTGATTACAAGTTTGTGCCTTATTCGACTATGGGAATTATGGCAAAAGAGTTAGAAATGACACAGATGGTGCAGATGCTACAAACCATACCTCAAGATTCACCTGCTTTCAATGTTATTTTGTTGGCAGTATTCCAAAATTCAAGTATGCACAACAGAGATCAGATTGTTAATGCTCTTATGCAAGGCAATGAGCCTGACGAACAACAACAACAAATGGAACAGATGTCTGTTGAACTACAACTTCAATTAGTACAAGCCGAAATTCAGAAAACATTGGCAGAAGCAGAAGAAGAGAAGGCTAAAGCTGTTAAATGGACTGCTGAAGCACAAGCAGAAGCTCCAAGTGAAATTAATATCCAGGAGAAGATACTCAAACTTCAAAAAGACCAAATTAGTTTAGAGAAGATTGCAGCAGACATAGAAAATAAACGCTCTGAAACTGCCAGAAACATTCCAGAAGTAGAACATCTGAAGTCAGAAACAATTTTAAACTTAGCGAAAGCCAGAGAAGCTGGAACTAAGTCAGTAATAAATACAATACAGTAAATTATGCCAAAAACCGATGCACAGTTCCTAGAAGATAGGATTTCCATGACAGGAACAGATGGTTGGTTAGATTTATTGGAAGATATAAAGAATTTACAGAGTAGTATTGCTAATGTAGAGAATATTAATTCTGAAAAAGACCTTTGGGAAATCAAAGGTCAGTTGCGAGTGATAAACTTTATTTTAAGTTTAGAAAATGCAACACACCTAGCGTTGGAAGAACTCCAAGACGGAAATTCAACATAATATAACTTCATAACCCCAAGTGGGCGGAGAACACAATGAGTGAAAGTATAGTAGTAGACGAAGCACCCTTACAAGGTGAGCCAATAACAGAAACACAGGAAGAACAAGTAACACAAGAGGCACAGACGGAGGAAACCTCACAATCTGAACCTGAGATTCCTGAAAAGTATGCTGGTAAATCCATGCAAGATGTTATTAAGATGCAGCAAGAAGCTGAAAGTTTGATGAGTAAACAAGCTGATGAACTAGGGAAGTCTAGGGCATCAGTAAGAGAGAAAGACCAATTACTTACAGCCTTACTTGAGGCACAAAATAAAGCAACTGATACTACTCCACCAGAAGAAACTGTTACACAGGAGGATAACTTCTTTACTGATCCAGTTAGTGCTGTGAATCAAGCAATAGAAAACCACCCAGATGTAATAAAGGCAAGGGAAGAAAGAATGGGAAATGTGCAGAAGCATAATTTGGAGTCTTTAGAAAAGGCTTATCCAAATTGGCAAGAAACCGTTAAAGATTCTTCTTTTCAAAAATTTATTGGTGATAGTGCAACAAGAACTGAAATGTTTCGTAAAGCAGATTCTGAATATAGATCAGATTTGGCTATTGAACTTTTTGATTGGTACTCACAAACAAGAATGTCGAGTGCAACGCAAGAAGCAGTAGCTGAAGAAAAGTCTAAAGTAGAAAAAGCGATGAAACAAACAAGTTCTGAAAGCAGGTCATCAGGAGATTCTGTAGGTGGGAAGAAGGTTTATCGGAGGGCTGATTTAATCAACCTTCAGATAACAGATCCTAACCGTTATGCCTCATTAGCTGATGAAATTCATTCAGCATATGCGGAGGGTAGGGTTAAATAATAATACTATAAAGGAGAAGTAAAATGGCTTTAGGAACAAACCAAGTCACGACTACTATTGCTGGTAACTTCATCCCCGAATTGTGGTCGGATGAAGTTATAGGTGCATACAAGTCGAACTTAGTGGTTGCTAATCTAGTTACTAAACTATCTCACAAAGGAAAGAAAGGTGATACTATTCACATTCCAGTTCCTGCGAGAGGAAGTGCAAGTGCTAAAGCAGCAAACACACAGGTTACATTATCGGCAGCTACAAATAGTGTCATAAATGTATCTATTGATAAACACTACGAATATTCTAAGTTAATCGAGGATATTGCAGAAGTACAAGCACTCGCAAGTATGAGAAAGTTCTATACTGACGATGCTGGTTATGCTCTTGCAAAGCAAGTCGATACTGACTTAGTTACTTTGTGGGAAGCATTACAAGGTGGAACAGTAGGTGGCTCTAATGCAGCCGCTTGGGAAACAGCGTATATCGGTTCAACTGGTACTACGCTATATACTGGTAACTCTTCTAATGCAGCAGACATCACGGATGCTGGAATCAGAGCGTTGATTCTTAAATTAGATGATGCTGATGTACCAATGGACAATCGTTCATTTGTTATCCCACCAATCGTTGCTAACGATATGCTAGGTCTTAACAGATTTACTGAACAACAGTATATCGGTTCTGGCGATGCTATTAAAACTGGCAAGATTGGTATGATATATGGTTGTGATGTTCATATCTCATCAAACTGTCCTACTACTACTACAGCAAATACTGCAACCGATAGGGTTGGGTGCTTAATGCACAAAGATGCTTTAGTTCTAGCAGAGCAGGTTGGTGTCCGTTCA